CATTCACTAGTGATTATGCTAGAAATGGCCTTTTAAATGATATTAAAACTGGATTAAATAAGCCAGAAAACAAGGGCAAAGGAATACAAGATTTATTTGATGAATTAACAAAAGATAAATCAGACATTTTTGTAAGTCCTAATCAAATAAAAGACATGAGTGGCATGGGAGATAGTGAACAAGAAAATAACATAAAAGAAATGCCAACATTATGGTAAAAAGGAAGGAATGATTAAATTATGGCAAGATTAGATGCATTAAGCATTGAACTTACTACAACAGGTAAGGACAAACTTGCTGAAGAATATGGAAAAGTTATTGAAAACTTACAACATATTACTCTAGCAAGCAGATTAAAAAACACTGACCTTTCTGGCGACCCTACAAGCGGAACGGTTGAAGCAAAGAGATTTGCAAATAAAGTAGGAAAAGCATATGGAACAGCAAGAGGTAATCACTATGCTGATAAAGTTCAAGTTGCACCAGTAGTAGTTGCATTAAACGATAACACTGAATTTTTAGAGGAAATAGAGAACAAAGACCTAAAAACCTATGGCGTTGCAGGTTTAATTGAAAGAAGAACTAGAAACCATCAAGATGCATTAGCAGTAGAATTAGATACTAAATTCTTTGCAGAAGCAGTTAGCGAAGGAACTTCATTTACTGCAACTGGATTAAATCCATCAATTGAAGACGAAATTGAAGAAGCAATCCAAGCAATTGAAACTACTAAAAATGACTTTGTACAAGGTGTACCTAGAAACATGATTGAAGTTGTTATGTCACCTGCATATTATGGAAAATTGAGAAACAAAATTAATGCTATTTCTAACTCTAACAATTTAGGAGTTGTACCTAACTATGAACAAGGAACATTCAACAATGTACAAATTTTCTCTAGTGTATTTTTACCACAAGGAATTAACTATGTAGTTATGGTTAAAGGTTCAGTTGCACAACCAGTTATGACTTCAGTTTATGAACCAAAAGCAATCGAATTAAGCGATGCAATTGGATTTGGTTTGTTTGCTTACAAAGGAACTAAGGCAGTTACACCAGACTTAATTAAATACAACGGAACAGTTGTAAGTTTATAAGATAAAGGAGGGCGTTTATGGATTTTAGTGAACAATACCTAACTTATGCAGAATATAGGTCATTAGGTGGCACTTTAGACATAACGCCTTTTAACCTATTAGAATTTGAAGCAAGAAGAAATATCGATATAAGAACACTAAATAGACTAAAGGGTATTGATAGTGCTAAAATACCGCAAGAAGTAAAATTATGTGAATATAACTTGATTAATTCAATAAATGACTTTGCCGAAAGCATTAAAAGTGCAACGGGGAATGGTAACATTGCTAGTGAAAATATAGATGGTTATTCTGTATCTTATGTAAAATCATCTTCTATAAAAGATATAATCAGTTCAAAAGGCGCTGAAATAGATGACATTATAAGAACATATTTACTAGGTGTTATATTCAATGGTGAACATTTAATGTACTTGGGAGTTGACTAATGATTACTAATTCAAGTGTAACGATTTATCACAGAGATGGGTTAGATGCAATAACTCATTTAGAAAAATGGACTAGACATAACTATAATAATGCGTGGTTGTTTGGTGGCAAGGGTGCTAGTATCAACAAAGGTTATGACAATGCGAATGATGTAGAGGTAAGACTGCCATATAGCAAGAATGAATTAAACATAGATGACTTTGCAATAGGCGACATTATAGTAAAAGGCACACTTACCACCAATATAGAAACGCAACAGGATTTATCTAATTATCAAATTTACAATATAACAAGCATCACTAATAATAACTTTGGTAATAATCCACATATACATTTAGGAGGCAAATAACATGCCTTTAGTAATGCAACCTGCAAGTGTAATCGAAGCAAGGCTTGGCATAAATAATGGTGGAAAGGTTCATGCATTCTTTACAGCAACTTGTGCTAAAGCAATGGATAAATTTGTACCATTTGATAGTGGCGATTTAGCGACCACTGTAATAGAAAATGGTGAAACAACTACAAATGTTACAACCGATACCATTACATATACACAGCAATATGCAAGATACCAATATTATGGGGTTCGAGAAGATGGCAGTCATAGAATAAATGAAGCAAATAGAAATAGAAGCATGCATCCACTTGCTACCTCTTATTGGGATAAAAAAATGTGGACTGCTAATGGTAAGGATGTAATTAAACAAACACAAGAATATCTTAATCGTGGAGGCAAATAATGGCATATAGTGATTATAGAATATCAAAGTTAAGACAATATCTATTTGACACAATTAATACTCTTACATCAAATAGAAATTATCAAATTAGTGCAGATTTTTTGGGAAGCGTTGGTGACTTTTCTTTGGATAAAGTGCCAACAGATACTAATGTTGAAAAATGGATAATTGGCATAGAGAAAAAAAGAGATGTCTATTCATTTAGGAATCGTAAAGCATATTCACAAGACACTATCAATAATTTAAAAAATATAGGGTTCTTTGAAGATTTTGAATACATAATCAAGTCTAATAATGAAGAAGGCGTTTTGCCTGACATAGAAGGTATAGAAAGTATCGAATGTTTAAATTGTGGGACATTACTTAGCGTAGATGGAACACAAGCAATATTTGATATTCAAATACAAGTAACATATAGAGATAATGATAAAAGAGAGGTGGTAAGTCTTTGAAAAAGGTTGTTGCTAAGAAAAACTTTAGTGCTAATGGTAAACAATATATTATTGGCGATGAGTTAAATGGCTTGTCTTATAATCAAATAGTAAAACTAAATGAAAAAGGATTTATTGAGCCTCTTGATTATAAAGATTTAGTTCTTATAAAAAGGGAATTAGAGAAGGAGGGAAAATAATGATACCTGATACAATAGATAAAATTAAAACAAGCCAGTATTTAAGATTTATTGACACTACACCAAGTCAACAAAATCCTACATGGAAAGTAATGGGTATTGGTGTTGAAGAAGCATCTACTTCATTTAGTCCAAATGTTGAAAGAATCAAATGGATAATTGAAGATAGTGCAAGAAGCGACCATACTTCAAATGATAAGCAATCAAGTATTACGCAAAAAGCATATAAGAATGATCCTTGCTTTGAATTTGTAAATGCTGGTAGAGACAAACTTAACTATAAGACTAGAATACTTGAAGTAGATACATGGAGTGGAACTAATGGTAGTTATCCAGCAAAAATGAGTGATGGTTTAATTTCAGTAACAGAATATTCTGGTGATGAAATATCATATGACTTATATTTTGATGGAGACCCAGAAGATGGCACAGTATCAATTAGCGATGGTGTACCTTCATTTGTTCCGACAACTAGTTTGTAATAGACCTTAAAGGGGTTGAGGGTATAAACCCTCCCCCTATTTTTATTAGAGAAAGAGAGATGTGAATAATAATGACAGAGAATTATATTCAATTAAATAAAAGCGATGTTCTACGCTTAGGAATTAGAACAGAAGAAGGGGTAGATACGGGGGAATACTTAGAATTTGATTTGCAGGATATAGAATTGCCTCTAAGGTATCAAGAACTTCTTGAAAAAGACAAAAAGAATAAAGAAAATTTAAGGAATCAAATGCTTATTATCGATAAAAGAGAAGATGTCAAAGGCAAGAAATTGTTGAGTAAGAACGAAGAAGATAAGATTAAAGCAATTAATGATTTTTTTAAAAAGGAAATAGAAGTTTACAATATGTTTTTAGGGGAAAATGGAGTACAAAAACTTCTTAACGGGAGGAAGTTTGGTTGGACTACATTACAAGAAATCGATGATATTATAGATAAGCAAATAGCACCACATTTAGATACTAATATGGAAAGCATTACTAATAAGATTAAAGAAAAATATAGTCAAGCAGTAAATAGAAATAAAGAAGTGTTGAAATAATGTACCCAGAGTATGCAGAAGTAAAAGGTAAGCAATACAAAATTAATACTGATTTTAGAGTAGCAATAGAATGTAATCGTATTGCCGAAGATGAAACTATAGGCGATTTAGAACGCAGTTTAGCCATTATATACACACTTTATGGTGAGGAAGGTATAAATACACCAGAACACTATGAAAAGTTGCTAGAACTGGCTAAAATGTACCTTTTATGTGGTAATGAATACAACGAAGAAGCAAATGAAAAACCAGATATGGATTTTATTGAAGATTATTCATATATAACAACATCATTTATGAGTGATTATCATATTGATTTAGATGATTGCAAAATGCATTGGTGGAAATTTATGGACTTAATGAATGGGTTATCTAATAGTGAACTTGGCAATTGTTGCGTGCTGAACAGAATAAGGAACTTGCGTAACTATGATACAAAAGATATTAAAGATACCAAAGAAAAGCAAAAGATAGAAAAAGCCAAAAGACAAGTTGCACTAAAAAAATATCAAAGACCTAAAACAGAAGCAAACGAGAATCAAATAAAAAGTGCTATTGAATTTTATAAAGCACTAGAAAGGAAGTGATAATATGGATGGTTGGTTGACAATTGGTACAAAAATAGATGATAGTGGCTTTAAAAATCAATTAGAAGAACTTGAAGATGAAACAAATAGCAAAGCCATTGATATTACTGATCAAGTGCAAAAAGAAGTAAATGAAATGTTTAAACAAATTGCACAGGATTATGGCGAAGAAACTGCCAATTTAGTAAAAAGAACGAGTGAAATATTAGAAGAATTTAGGGGATTAACCGCAGATAAAGAAATTATTTCTAGCGATGATATTAAAAATATAGAAATATTAAGAAAAGAAATGGAAAGCATTAATAATCAATTGCAAAAAACAATAGGCACAAAATTTTATATAAAAGGGCTTAATGATTTTAAAAAAGAAACCCTTGATATAAATGCTAAATTAAAAGACGTTGGTAATAGTATAATGGGTGTTATAAAGAAAATAGGTAAATGGAGTTTGGCATTATTAGGAATAAGAGCAATGTATGGCTTTATTAGAAATGCGGTAAACCAAGTCGCGCAGGAAGATCAGACATTGCAAACCCAAATACAATATATTAATTATGCTATTGGTACTGCCTTAAAGCCGGTATTAGAATTTGTATTAAATATTATATATAAAATTATCGCCGGTATTGGTGCAATTATAAAATTAATTACAGGTGTTAATATATTTGCTAAAGCAACTGCTGATAATTTTGTAAGAGCAAATAGTGGTGCTTCTGCATTAAAGAAAACACTTGCTGGCTTTGATGAAATGAACATTATTGGTGGTGGAGGCACAGGCTTACTTGGCGATATAAATGCAGACATTGGCAATTTAAGAGATCTTGCTTCTGAAGTCGAAAAAACTACAAGCAAAATTAAAGAATGGTTCACTAAACCATTACCTACGAGAGAAGAATTAGAAGGAAATGCAGAAATATATAAAAATGCATGGATTAAAGTGGGCAATTTCTTAGGATTAGGTGTGATATTTAATGAGTTTAAACAAAGACTTAATGAATTAAAAGAGCAACTAAAGCCTATATGGCAACCAGTAATAGATAGTTTTAATGAAACAATAAGTAGAATAAAAATATTGTTAAAACCATTTACTGATTATTTAGATGAACATTTTATAAAACCGATAAGAGATAAATTTTCAAATTGGAAAGAAGATTTTTTAAAGAAGTATGCCAAGTTTATAAACAAATTAATTTATGGCGCTAATATGTTCCTTCAATATTTTGGAATACAAATAGATTATATTGATGAAGAAAGCGCATTAACTGGTAAAGATATAGAAAAAAATATTGGTGGGGCTTTAGATAAAACAATGAAAAAAGCCGAAGAAGCATATAAACCATTTGACACTTTGTATGGGAAATTAAAAGAATTAACAAATAAAACATGGAATATTGTAACTAATTTCGTTATTAGTGGCAAAGACAAACTAAATCAGCAGTTAAATCCATTAAGACAATCATTAGCATCAATAGGAATCAAATTGCCCTATCTTGCTAAAGGTGGAATTATAAATATGCCTAGTCGCGGAGTGCCAGTGGGTGGTGCAATTGCTGGTGAAAGAGGCATGGAAGGTGTTATACCTTTGACGGATAGTCAGCAAATGGCTATGTTAGGTGAGGCTATCGGCAAATACATATCAATGAATGCAACAGTACCAGTTTATATTGGTAATAGATTAGTACTAAGAGAGATGAAAAGGATAGAAGCAGAGGAAAACTTTGCTTATAATAGGTGATAATTATGTTTTTAGATAAAAATAGTATTCAAGTAAAAATATCTGGTATGAATGATTATTTATCACTAGGCCAATACTTAGTAGAGGCAAAATACGGATATAACAAATTATGGGCAAATGATTCGGGCAGAAATTTGGCCGGTACCATGTCAGGCAGTTTGCTAGGCATCTATCCCAAAATAATATTGCAGTTTAGAAGATTAACTAAAACAGAATTAGAAGTAATCTCCCCTATATTAGATGCATCTACTCAGAGCATAAAATATTATGACCCAACAAAAAAAACAACTGTAACAATGGATACATATACAGGTGATTATGAAATAATTGATAAGCAAATAATAACTGGGAATAGAACCAACGAGGGCTTTAGTTGTTCATTTATAGCCATAAGAAAGAGGTCATAATATGAAGGCACATACAAGTGATTTTAAAAGCAAAATAAAAGAATTTGGGCGTGAATTAGATAGTAAAATTACATATACAATGAGTGGTATAACAACAGAGTTAGGGAATGAACAACTTAACTCTGTATCGCCCCACTATGAGGGCGCTATACTAAAATCAGTAATGAGGCAACTAGATATAGACAGCAATGTTGAAATACCTGTTGATACTGAAATTAATTATCAATTTGGTATTAAAATAAGAAATAATACTGTACTTGATTATAGAGACAACTATGATTATGTAGATTATGGTAATTATATTGTTTATAGCAGTGAAAAACAAGAAGATTTAAGAAGTTATAAAATAGTTTGTTATGACAAAATGTTATATACAATGAAAGATTATGAAAATAGCAATATAGTTTTTCCTATAACGGTTAGAAATTATATTAATGCTATATGTACCAAATGTGGTTTAACTTTTGCAGATGCCAATAAGCAGTTTGCTAATTATGATAAAGTAATAAGCAATGAATTTTATTTAGATTCAGACGGCAAAACGCTTGGCTATACGTTTAGAGATGTGTTAGATGAGTTAGCACAAGTTACAGGTGGAACTATTTGTATTAACGAGAATGACCAAGTTGAAATAAGATATATTCATAGTGTTGGTGAATTAACAAATACATCAGGAAGTTATATACATATAACTGATAATGCAGAAAATACATTATCCACATTTGAAATAGAAGGAAAAACTGTGCAAAATGGAACACCTAGCCCAGATAATCCTATTGAATTAGTTAGCGTTGGATATGAGAATTTATTTGATAGTTCAACTATTGTTGCAGGAGATATAACAGGTGCTTATGGTAGTATAAGATTATCTTCAAGACAAGCACTATGGTTAGAGCCAGGAACATATATATTTAGTTGTAATATAACCGCACCATATAGATATGCAATAGCAGTTCAAGCAGTAGGCACTCCACCATTAAACACTTGGCCTTCATTTTCATACGATAGTGGTTGGCTAACATCAGATTATCAAACAAAAACATTTACTTTATCAACTGCTGGCTGGGTAGTTATATCATTGAGTAAAACCGATAATTCCAATTTATCTGTGAGTGATATATCAGATTTTTTCTATCAATTAACTAAAGGTACGCAAACTCATACTTATATTTCTTATGGTAAATATGGAATTGAAGTCATAACAATTGATGAAGATGACAATACAAATACCCAACTCTATGTGCTAGACAACCCGCTTCGTAGTATAGGCAATGTAAAAGACAAATTATATATTGAAAATGGATATTTATATGTAGAAAGAAAAATTGGAAGTGTTATATTTGATGGTAGCGAGTATTGGCAAAGGTCTGCAGATTATAGATTCTATCTAAACTCTGCTCAGTTTAATTTTTCATTTGGGAATATACCTAAAGCAAGTAGTCAATGTTTATCATCACATTTTGCTAGTGGAAGTACATACGCAAGCAATACAATTTTTGTAGGTAGTTCTTCAGCAGTTGGCGTTCAATGCGATAGCATCCAAAATGTAGCAGGTTTTACAGCGTGGTTATCTAATAATAATAATCAATTTAATTATGTATTGAATGAAATCGCAGTAGAGCAATTAGGATCAATTGAACTACCTAAACTGTATGAAAATAATACATATATTGAAACAACAGATGAATTAGAGCCAACAATAAACGTATCTTATATAAGTAATTTTGAAAAAATAGATGAAGAGCAACTAAAAGATGTTAATGTTAATTTTGGCGAAAAGTTTGGGCAAGTTAATACAATAATATTAAGTAGAGGTGGAGACGGTGATAAAATATCTTTATCACAACCTACCAGTTTACCAGATGCGGATAAAATTGCTATACAAATAACTGATAATCAGATAATGAATGACAACAATAGAGATCAATATATGCCAGATATATTAAGTCAATTATATGGCCTAGAATACTATTATAATGATTTTACTAGCACAGGAATATGTTACTTAGATTTGTGTGATAGATATAAAGTAAAAATTGGTGATAATACTTACACTTGTGTAATGTTTAATAACAGCGTAGAAATAACACAAGGGTTAAAAGAAGAAATTTATACAGATGTGCAAGAAGGAAATGAACAAAACTACAAATACATGAGTAGCACAGATAGAGGCATTACACAAGCAAATATTATTGCTAAAAAAGCAGAAGGCACGATTGTTGAATATACTCAAAGAATAGATGAAGACGAAGGCAGAATTACTGCAGTTGAAACTAAGCAAACAGCCACTGATAGAACCATAGACATTATATCTACACACATTGATAGAACAACAGGTGAAGTAACTGAGGTGACAACTACAACAGGGTTTACATTCAATGCCGAAGGCATGTCTATAAAGCAAGGCGATTTTGAAATATTGCAAACACCACAAGGGGCATATTATAAAGAGGGTAATAATATTGTAGGGCAATATACTAAAGATGGTTCTAAACAAAAAGATTTATCTTTATTTGGAGTATATTATTATGGTATGGATGATATAAATGATACACCTATGTTTGTGGCTGAATTATATACTGATGAAAGTGGAGAGGAAGCGTTTGGACACTTTTACAATCGAGGAGATTAATATATGGATGAAAAAATATGTTTAAAATGTAGAAAAACAAAAGGACTTAACGATTTCTATAAAGATAAAAGTAGAAAAGATGGACTTTATTCGTATTGTAAAGAATGCTCAAAAAGGAATTTTAAAAATATTTATGATAATAATAAACAAGAAAAAATAAAGTATCAAAAACAATATTATCAAGAGCATAAAAAAGAAAAACAAGAATATGACAAAAATTATAGGCAAGCAACGAAAAGTAAAAGAAATGCTAATGAAAACAAATTGTATCAAAATAATCAAATATATAGATTAAAAAAACAATTAAGAAATTGTATTTATAAGAGTTTTACAAAAAAGAATTTTTACAAAAAAGAACAAACTCAAAATATTATAGGTTGTGAATATGCCACCTTTATAAGATACTTATTACAAACTTACAAAGACAATTATGGTATAGAATGGGATGGTATTGAAAAAGTGCATATCGACCACATAATACCATTGGCAACAACAAATGATGAGCAAGGAATAATAAGATTATGCCATTACACTAATTTACAATTATTAAAAGCGAAGGACAATTTAGTTAAAAGTTCAAAAATAAACTATAACAGAGGTGATTAATAATGACAATAAATGGTAGTACAAATAATAGTGCTTGGACATATAAATTAGAAGCAACAGAAACAGGAACAAGTCTTGCAAATAGGACTTCAACAGTTATGGTTAAGGCATATTTAGGTAGAGCAAACTCACAAAGTTATTTGGGTGGTAATTATAGCGTAAGTGTTACTTGTGCAGGACAAACACAAACACAAAGTGGAAATATTGCATATCCAACATATATAAATGGTGGCGCTTGGTTAGAACTTAAAACATTTACATTTACAGTATCAAATACAGGTAATCCTACAACGATAAATATATCGTCATCATTTAGTAGTGGTGACTTTACACCAAGTTCAGCAAGTGCTAGTGGTTCAATGCAATTAACTGTATTGCATTTAAGCCCTGAACTTGGTATTGCAACAATGACCGAAACAAATGCAGTTTTGACAGCATTAAGTATTCCAGATACAACAATAGTAAGATATTTGAGTAAAAAGACAATAACATTAAGTGCTACTGCTTATGATAGTGCTACATTGAAATATAGATTAAGGCATTTCAATACTGATTATGCATTACCAAGTGCAACGACATTTCAAAATAGTGCTTCTTTTAGTACAGATTATACAGCACATGATATAATGATAACTGATGGTAAGGCACAAATAATACAAGATGTTGGTGATAGTTTAAATGGCTTAACAACTGACTGGGTATATGTAACAATAAGTGGAACAAATCAAAAACCAAATGGCATTGCATATACAAAACCTAATTTAGAAAGAACATCTACTGGAATAAAAAGAAAAAGTGGCAATGGTACAAACTTAACTGACAATAAAGCAGAATTGAATTTGGTAGGTAATATATATAAAGAAAATGATTTGATAGGTAATAACAATTCAATTACACAAATAGGATATAAGATATGGGAAGATGGCACAAGTGAGCCAGCAAATTATACTTTATTAACACCTACTATTAGTGGTGGTAGTGTAACTGTTGGCGGTTTAGAAATCAGCAATATAGATTTCACAAAAATATATAATTACAAAATTATATTAACTGATAATTATGGATATAGTGCAACAATTGATGATGGTGTAGTGCCATTAGGCCAAGCCACTTGGAGTGAATATGCTGATAGAGTTGACTTTTTAAAAATAACGGTTGGTAGTTATAATCCATTTGAGTATAGTGAAACAGAAACTATATGTGGCATTTGGAGTGATGGTATCAATGAATATACAAGATATAGAAAAGTAATAAATATAGGGAATTTACCTAATGATAATTCAAGCACAACAGCACATAATATATCTAATTTAGATCATTTTACTAGCATATCAGGAATAGCAATTAGAAGCAGTGATAAAGACTCATTGCCAATACCTTATGTAACATTTAATACAAATAATATTGGTGGTATAGTAGTATATGCTAATAACACAAATGTTATAGTTTCAACATCAACCGATAGAAGTGCATACACAGGATATATAGTTTTGGAATATACAAAAACAACTAACTAGGAGGTGATAATATGAAAAAAGCATGGGATGATGTAAAATCATTTATAACAATAGTTTCAACGATTGTTTATTTAACTTGCATAATATTAAAAATAGATGTTCCCGAATATTTTAGAAATGTGTACTTGATGGAAATTAGTTTTTACTTTGGTACACAATTTCAAAAATTAGCCAATCAAGTAAAAGGAGAAGATATAAATGGAAAAGGATAAAGAAGTAATGCAACCAATTAAAGAAGAAGATATGAAACCAGAAGTATATACAGAGGAGGTGTAATAGTGAGCGTAAAATGTAGAGTAATTGAAGGTGGCGTATGTGAAATAACGCAAGAATACAAAGCCGGAACACATAATGGGATTGATGTAGTTGGTGAAGGCTATACACTAGCATGGGAAACAGCCCACAGTGATGGCACAGTTGTTGCAACTAGAACTGACTGCAATTGGTTTGAAAGCGGTAGTTATGGTAACTATGTAAAAATAAAACATGATAATGGTTATTATACTTTATACGGTCATATTGCTTATAACACAGTAAAAGTAAAAGTTGGCGATAAAGTAAAACGCGGACAAGTAATTGGTTACCTTGGCAACACAGGAGAATCTTACGGGGCACATTTGCACTTCGAGGTGCGAGATAAAAACGATACAAGAATTGATCCTACACCATACTTGAATGCTGACTTGCCCAAAGAAGTAGAACTTCCACAGCCTGTAGAACGCAATAAAAACGCAACACAATTGCAGGTAATTGAACCGCAATTAAATGTTAGACTAGATCATACCACTTCAGCACAAAGTATTGGGTTCTGTCCTGTGGGTATTTATAATATTGTGTCAAGATATGAGGACGGAACATATACTTGGTATGAAATAGAAAAAGGCAAATGGGTAGCAAATGATGGTAGTTGGTGTAAGGTATTACCAGCAGAAAAAAATGAAATAGTTTTAACCAAAGATAGATACAACGAACTATGCGAAAAACTATGGGAATACTTAAAAGAGAACCTATAAAAAGGTTCTTTTTTTTGTGCAAAATGTATTAAAAAATGATTGACAAAGTATTAAAAAAGTATTACACTTAAATTACTTATAGAAAGGAGATATGATAAGATGTGGTTTTTTAAAGAAGTTGAAAAAGCCAAAGTTTTGCAAGGCAGAACAATAACATATTTAGCAGAAAAAAAATTATATGTAACTACGCAATATTTAAGTCAAATTTTGCTAGGAAAACGTGGATGTTCACAACTACTTGCAAGAAACATTACTAATTGTATAAGTTGGGATGCAAAATTAGAAGACTATTTTTTCAAGAAGGGAGAGTAAAGAAAGGAGATGCGAGAAAGTTTTATTTTATATAATTCTTTTTATGAGCCAATTAAGGAACTAAAAAACGAGCAACTTGGTAAATTGCTCAGAGCCATATTTAATTATACCATAAATGGAGAAATAACACAAGATAGTGAAATATTAGTAGCATTTATGTTTATTAAAAATCAATTAGATATTGATGATAAAAAGTGGCAAGAAGAAAAGCAAAAAAGAAGTGAAGCAGGTAGGCTTGGTGGTATTCAAAGAGCAATTAATCAAAGCCAAGCACTTTCAAGCAAATCTAAGCAATGCTTAGAAACGCTAAGCACACCTAAGCAAAGTCAAGCAAATCAAGGTGAAAATGAAAATGTAAATGAAAATGAAAATGTAAATGAAAATGTTAATATAAATAATAATAATAATAATAATAATAATAAAAGAGCAGTTAGTAGATTTACTAAACCAACAGTTGAAGAAATACAACAATATTGTAGTGAAAGAAATAATGGCATAAATGCCAATGCGTTTTATGATTTTTATGAAAGTAAAAATTGGTATGTAGGAAAAAATAAAATGCAAGACTGGCATGCTTGTGTTAGAACTTGGGAACAAAGAGATAATAAAAAGAAAGAGAGAGACCCTTATGCTGGAGTTAAACGAATGTGATAATCAAGTGTTATCTTTAATTATCAACTATCCTGATTTTTTAGATAAAACGATAATCAAAGATGTTTATTTAAAGCCTAAGGCTAGAATATTATTTAATATTTTAAAAGAAGAATATTCTAAATATCACGAATTTATTATTGAAAACTTACAAAAGCATAAAGATTTTGATGTTGAGTATTATGGCGAATTATTAATAAGCAATATGTTTAATGCTAGTAGAAAGATAAAGTTTGAAGAATTTGAAAAATATCTTATTGATAGATATAAACAAGAAATGTTTAATAAACTGGTACGAGAATATAATGGCGAGCCAAATGAGTTTTATGATAAATTAACAAATGTTAGAAATATAAACTACAACGAAAGTGAATATTTAGATGCAAATGAAATGTATGAAACAATGGGAAAGAAAAACGAGCAAATAAAAATTGGCTTTATTAATTTAGACAAATCATTAAATCTATCTAAAAACGATTTATTAATATTAGCCGGTGGCACTGGCACAGGTAAAACAGCATTTGCATTAAATCTACTAGTTAATCTAAGTAAAGAATATCAGTGTATTTATTTTAATCAAGAAATGAGCAAAAATATTATATATCGCAGATTAACATCAATAATATCAAAAGTAGATATCCGAAATCTGAGAGATATTAATAATTTATCAATCGATGACAGGAAGAAAGTTAATTATGGCCTGAGTGAACTAGACAGAAGAAAAATAATTTTGTTAAACAAAGCGGTTGATATGCGAGAAATAGAACATTCAATAGCAAATATAAATACAGACAAGCATATAATAGCAATAATAGATCACATAGGCTTAATTAAAGGCAACGGAAAAAGTTTATATGAGAAAATGACAGAGATAGCAAAAGACTTGCGTAGAATATCAATCAACTATGATTGTACTATTATTGGCTTATGTCAATTATCAAGAGAAGGCCAGCGTGGCGAAAAAATGCCAACTATTCAAGATTTAAGAGATAGTGGCGAAATAGAACAATCAGCAAGAAAAGTAATTTTACTATATAACGAGAATCCTACAGAAGAACAAATACAAGACATGAAAATACTAATAGGCAAGAACGATGATGGCGACAAACTGATAAAAGATTTTAAATTTGACAAATATAAACAAATATTTTATGAAGTGTGATATAATACTCAGACAAAGGAGATGTGAAAATGAAAAAATGGAGTGTAGAATATAGCATAAGTCAAGATTGCTTTCACGTAGATGACTTAGAACGCATACTAAAAAGCAACACTGTCGATATGTTTTTAAAACATGAAAACGATTATAAAATAATTGCTATATTTGAAACACAAAAAGAAGCAAACGAGTTTGCAGATGAATGTAGAAGAAAAATAGAGGAGAGAAATAATGAAAGAAACTTGGAAAGATATTAAGGGCTATGAAGGATTATATCAAGTTAGCAATTTAGGGAATGTAATAAGTCTTGCAAAAAAAGGTTATGTTTTTAAATTAGAAAGCGAGATGAAATAAAATGGAAATTAAGTTCAGAAATTTAAAACCAAATGAGATAGAATGTAGAATATCAAGAATTGAAAGTAATTGGATGACATTGCTATTATATAAAACATCAAGAACAGATATGAATTTATTAGATGAAACAGTTGGGGCAATGAATTGGCAAAAACATTATTCAAGAGATAATGCTAATTGTATCATTTCAATATGGGACGAAGATAAACAACAATGGATTGAAAAAGAAGATACAGGGACAGAAAGTTTTAGTGAAGCAGAAAAAGGATTGGCGTCAGATAGTGCCAAAAGAGCAGGATTTTGTTGGGGCATAGGTAGAGAACTTTATTCAGCACCAAACATTATTATATTTCCTAGAAAAGACATGGTAGCAAAAGGTAAGGACAGTGAGTTTTTTGACAAAGGCGATGGTAAATATACAACAAAGACATATTTCTGGGTAGAAATTATTGACTACGATGCTAATGACAATATTAAAGACTTAATAATTCGTGATAACAAGAATCATATAAGATTTTGCAAATTATCAAAAGAAAAAGAAAATGAGTTAGGCAAGATAGATGAAACAATGAAAAACATGATAGTTGCAAATGAAGAAAAAGATAATAACTTTGATAGAGAAAGATTTTATAAATACTTTGACACAGATAGTGATGAAGGAATGACTTATGAGCAAAAAGAAGAAGCAATAGCACTTTTAGATGAGAGGTTAAATCGTGAATAATATTTATGTAAGTACAAAAGAGATGGCGAGTTGGGTAGTAGATAAACATTTCAGAAATAAAGACTTAGTATCGGTTGATGAATTACTATGTGCATTAGAAGATGCACTTGATGATTTAGAACACTTACAAGAAGAATTTGATGATTACAAAGAATATATTGAAAGCAACTATAAAGAAATGTCATGGAAGGAACAGGTGGAATAATGGAATGGTATAATTGCCCTAGAGAAGAACAAGAAACAACAATTAACATAGATTACTATGAAAGAACATTAACGCTCTATACTTGTAGAAAAAGTGTCGCAGATAAATTAAAAAGAAAAGTAGGAGAACCTACAAAAGTATATTATACGGAAAATAAAATTAGTGCAGTAGAATATATTGTGAAATTAAGCGATATTAATCTAAGAACATTTTTGTCTGTTAGCGTAATTGTGGGCGGTTTTAGGCAAGAAAAAGAATAAGATAGTATAAATATACTAAAAAGACATTTTCGTTTGAACAGAAGCAACTGGAAGCAAGCAGGAAAGAAATAAATTGAAATTAGGAAGTGATAAGTAATGACACAAGAAGAAGCAAATAAAATTATATTGGACGGTTGGGCAAAAGAAAGATTAGCAGAAGAATGGGTAAGAGAACACATAAAATATAATGAAATGAAGCAAGAAAATGAAGAACTAAAAGAATTATGCGATAAATACGAAGAAGAACATAATACTACATTTAAAGAATGGAAAGATATAATTGAAGAACACAATATAATGAAACAACTTATAATAGAAAATGGCTTATGGGAAAGATTACTAAATGATGATAGATTTTTAAAACATTTAAGGAGTGATGATTAATGAATATAACAAGTAATAATACAATGATATTTGCAAAAGAATTTGAAGGGAAATTGCATTATAGAGCAGGGTTATCAAAGAAAAATCAAAATGGGCAATATGAAAGCGCTTATATTGATGTAAGACTACCAAAAGATGCTAAAATAGAAAATAAAAGTAAAATTAATATTACAAAAGGCTTTTTAACATTTTACAAAACAAAAGATGGTAAAGATATTTGGTATATTGTAGTACAGGAATATACAACACAAGATCAAATGCAACAAGAAGTAATGGTTGTTGAGAATAAAAAAGCAGAAGATTATGATGATGATCAACTTATTTTACCATTTTAGGTGATAACTGTGATAGAAGAAAAAAATATATTTTTAAGGAAAAAAATGTTTTATAACATATTGCCTAAAGAAAAATGGAATAAAGAAAATATAAATTTAGAAAAAGATTTACAGTTGTTTTTACATAATAATATTTGGTGGGTAAATGAATTAATTTGTAAGATATTTAATTTTAGTAAAATAGATTATTTAGGGATGGAATATTATGTATTTAAAGGTTGGAGTAGCAAAGGCAATATGCTAATGGATAAATATGATATGGCATTTCAACATGGTGAAGATATAATTATAGTAGAAATAAAATATGGGTATGGCGCTCAGAGTAGTGCAGGCTTTAAGCAATTGGAAAAATATACAAATAATTTTAAAGAAAGATTTGATAATAAAGTTTACAGAATTTTAATTACTGATTATATGACACCAAAAATTCTAAAAAAATGGCATGATTTTGGTATAATATTATTAAATTCAGAATTAAATCCTAACGAACACTCTAAAAAAGTAGATTTTTCTAAAACACAATATGGTTATATTTAGGGAGTTGGTATAAAGTGAATTATGATTTAGTTAATTTATTAAATAGCAAGATACAAGACTTAAATGTATCAATAAAAAAATTGAGAGAAACAGGAACGGATTTTGCCGAAGCAGAACGAGATTACAAAATAACATTAAGGCAAGAAGCATTAAAATTAAGAGCAGAAAAAGGAATGCCAGTTACACTTATACAACAAGTTGTCTATGGTGTTCCAATTGTGGCTGAAAAAAGATTTAATCGTGATGTCAAGGAAGCAATACACGAGGCTAATAAAGAAGCAATAATGTCTCTTAAACTTCAAATAAGAGTTATAGAAGGGCAACTTAGCAGAGAATGGGGTATATCAGGTAAAGGTGATTTATAATGAAAGATAAAGAAGTATATAATAAGACATTAAAATTATTTGATAATGAATGTGCTTTATGCCATAGTA